TCGTTGATCTTGTAGACGTCATTGACCGTCAACAAGAACAGCTTCTTGGTCTGGACCACGCCGTCCAGAAGCGTAAGTGCAGCTTCCTGCTGTTCGCGGTCATAGACCTTTTCGAACTCGTCGAAAAGGACTACGCACGGCTGCGAAATCGCCTGCATGAACGTGTTGAACTCGTCGCCGCAAAACGGCGTATTGACGATCAGTGTGGGAATACCACGGCTAAGCGCCAGATTGGACAGAATCTTGGTGAGAAGGGTCTTGCCAGAACCCTTCTCACCAGACAGCAGAACACCAGTACTGCGAACCCGTTCTTCGAAAGTATTGAAGATCCGATTGGCCTTCGCTTGCGCGTCACCATAGATCTTCGACGGGAGCTTCATCTTTTCCGTTTCTTCCAGATAGAAGTGCGGATCGAATCCACCAGTGTACTTCACCGTGTAGACGCCTGGCGGGAGAACATCGCGGATCTCCGGAATCGCCAGATCATGAGCGACACGAAAGGTATTTTGACGACGAATGAAGTGGGACATGGCTTCTCTTGGCTTCTCTTAGGGTTAACGACTGCGGCTGACTCCTCGTTGGCAATGACCCGTTCCGTCAGGACCGAACGGACACCATTGACATGAGAAGATGTTTGGGTTTGGAGCAAACTCTGTTTCCGTGGTCATATTCAGACCACGATCGGTGAAGTTCTTAAGGAATCGAAGTCCCTGATCTCGAGTGAACCGCATGTGAGACAGTTCATTCTGATCCGTATACCACAGCTCTACGTCGATGACTTGAAGCTCTGGATAACGCAAGAACGCAGCAAGTTGGTACAACTGACCTTGCTGTGCGTGTTTGACTTCATTGCCGTGCTTACGTCCGGTTTTGTAGTCGATCACAACGGCATGTGTTTCAGAAAGACGAACAAAAGCGTCTAGCTTGATGCGAGCCCAGGTGTTGTCGGCGCGCCATGCTGAAGGCATCCAGTCGATGTCGAATGCCCATTCGCCTTCGAGACTGACTTTACCTTCTTTGTAAAGCGCTTTCAGACGTTGGAACTCTTCAGCAAAATCCTCGAGTTCAGGAATTAGCTCAATGTTGCTGTTGACATACGTCTCAGCAGCATAGTGGATCCGTGTACCACGATCATTCGCGTGTTCTGTCTTACCCGGTGGAAGCGGTCTAACCGGTTCAGGAATCCGGTCAAGATACAGCAATTTGGCGCGATACTTACAAGCTTCAAATGTGCTGAGCCTGGAGTACGACCATGACTGGAGAGTCTGCGGGTTCTCGCTCATTGTGGGCCTCATTTGTGTTTGGGCCCGCAATGGTAGCACTCATTTCGGCTTGATCTTGGGGAACAAATGTGACGACGCCAAGCGCTCGTTTTGCCGTTTCGCGTGTGCGATTGATATAGAGATTGAATTCGTGAACCAAATCCATATCAGCAATGTTCAAACGACTGAAATTGTATCGATAGCGAAACATCTCGTTAAACAACGGAAGGAATGTATCAAGATTTTCTACGTCGATATGCTCGATGATACTAAGCACATCGCAGAAATTTTTATGGTGAACATATTCCTCAATATGCTTTTTGGTAAAGTGATTAAATGCCCCCAATTTAGCACGTACTCGAAAAACATTTCGAATGGCTTTCAGTTTACGATTAAACTGAAGCCGTTTTTCATTATCAATGGTACGAATTCCTTCTGGAGAAACTCGAATACCCTTGTTTGAAATGAAAATCGGAAATGCGCCAGTAATAGCGTCAAGGCCGGGTGCCCAAAAATGGTAACCATCGGATTGGCGGCGATCTGTTCGAGAAATACGGAAACCTAATTCGTTCGCATACATAGCGTTCTGAACTTTGTATTCGCCATGTCTAGTAATGCGAAACAATTCAGGCTCGACAATTTTTCGCTCATGAATTGAGATTCGAGTATATCGTCGACTAGTATCGTCGTACTTCATACTCGAACCCAGTTGGAAAACTACGAAATCGTCTCCATCTTGCTTCAAAAACACGTATGGAGAAAGACGCCAACCCATGGTTTTACAAGTTTTACGACGATGTTGTGCGATGTAGCTACAGGTTTCGTGTGTCAGAAGAAACATTTTCGAAATTCTCTAGTAATTGGTACACTACTGAAGTGGGGGTAATAAGCTCTGAAAAAAGAGCCTCCCCATTAAGCTTCGCGGTTGCGCGTGCTTCGTATTTGCTTGTAAAGCGGCGAAAAGCGGCAAATTCATCCAATACGGCACTTACTCGTTTATGGCGCGTACAACCCCGCGCTGGGGGTGGTTTTTGCCATATTGCGTAAGGAGCAACAATGTAATTGATCACGTATTGCTTGCCAAAACCGATTTGATTTTGTCTTCCACTACTTTTTGGATAATTCCATTGTTTTCAGCGACGAATTTACGCATTTTGTCGCGTACTTCAGAGTACATTCTTTCCTCAAGAGCGCGCTTAATGTCGCTTTTGATTTTTCGTTGGAATCCCGAAGAAGAAATAATCTTCTTGGCCTCTGCTTCAATAATAGGCAGAAGATCTTGCTCTAAAATCTTCTGAAGGCTCGTACTGACTTGATTTTGCAGTGCACTATCTAGCGGACCGTCTGAACAAACGTCCCAAGTATGCTTATATTCGTCGTAAGTAAGCCCGAGGAGCGCACACGTGATTTTACGTCGTTCGCCGACTACTTGCTCAGCAATTGCTTTGGCGATGCCTTCCGCTGTCAAGTCCATATTGACCGCGTCAACTTGATTCTGAAAATGCCTACGAAGCAATTCTTTCAGTTCATCGGAAAAAATCATAGTGGGAACCTCCGTTCAACTGGATTACGACGACAGTTGATTTCTTCGATCAATTGTTCTCGTGGTTTCTTTGCACATTCTGGACACATCATGTAACCAGTTGCTTCCAGCTTGTGCATGAAAGGCCGCATGTTGAAGTGTCGGAACTCTTTTCCATCGAACATTGCTTCTGCACGCAAGAGAAAAAGATTGATACAGCACACTGGATATCCAAAATGGAGTCCCAGTGTGCTGTATTTCTTCTTCCAAGAATTATCCCTCGGTTTCGATGACAAGGTGTTCTCCCCAAGGTGGCGTAACGTCGTAGTTGTTGATGCACCACATCACTGGGAAATCCGCTTCCTTGTCCGGAAATGGACCATACCCATCCGTCAAATAGACAAAGCATCGTGCGTCAATACGATTGTCTTCCATCCATTTGAATGGAGGACGGAAGTCCGTACCGCCACCGCCGTGCATCTTGAAAAATAGCTCATCATCGGGACCAAATTCATCCACGTGATTCACTTCTGCGTCGCAGTAGATCACGATGAGCTTTCGGGGACGCAGATCCGTGTGGATTCCTTTGATCTCTGATCCAAATTCTTGCAGCAGTTTGTCTGTGATCGAGCCAGAAGTATCGATCGTAACGACCATGGCGCCCATTGCTTCATCCGCCTGGCGAGACGGAAGATAGAGGCCTTGGGCGAGGAAACGACGATTACCACGAGCCCATGAGAAATCGTCATTGCATTTCTCATTCATGAAGCGCTGAAGGATACTCTTCCACGGCATCACGGGCTCAAGCAGTTCGTCGAGCATACGTTCCATGAGCGCCGGGAGTTTGCCTGCCTGCTTGGCCACATGAGCGGCCTGCGAGACGGCAATCTTCCACTCGCCTTCTTCGTTATTCTGTTGCGAAGAAGATGCGCCTTTGTTTGTAGAATTTGGGCTGTCCTTTACTTCGCCGTCGCCACCAGGATCGTTGCCCTGGTTGTTCGGGTCGTTGTCGCCCTCATCGTTGTCTTCAGAACCACCACCACCGCCGCCTCCGCCGCCGCCGTTCTTTGGATCGTCCGGAATGAGCGTGTAGATATGTTCAGCACTCATGCCTTTGTACTGCGGATCACAGAACGTGCCTTCAGGAAGGTCGAAACCAGCGTCTTTGAGGATGTGGTTGATACTGTGATCGCACGCCTTCTGCCACTTGCCATAGTCGCGATTACCGCGACGCGTGTGGTGCAGAAAGCCAGGGTGCAGGATGGTATGGGCAATCATGCCCTGAACCTTGGAGAGGGGCAATTTGTCGACCGCTTCGGGGTTATACCAAAGTGTCGACCCATCCGTTGACGCACGCTTGGCTTTAGGGTCCGCGACCATCTTCATGCGGAGAGCCAAAGTACCGAAGAACGGATGCGCCATGACCAAGTTCGTACGAGCCTTGACCATCTTCGCTTGGGCTGTTGCAGACATGTTATTTCCTCAGGGTTCTTTTTCGGGACCAGTACAGATGTGATTTCCGTCGCGATCGTAGCGCGGTGTAATTCCGCCACGTGCCGTGGTGAGATAGTGGCAGCCCGTATGAGCATCTACGAGTAATCCAAGGCCACTGCGTTCGCCTGGAGGATCAGTACTGTCGTAAGACCTGAAACTGTCCGTAAGGCTAATAACAACCAATAGAAGTCCGAAATAAGCCAGAAGGTGATTCTCGACTTTATCCATGGGAGAAATCTACCGATTCTTCACCTTCGGGAATTTCCGCCACAATCTCGAATCTAGAAGTATCTACTTCCAATTTGAGTTCATCGATCAGCGCTTGCGTGATGTACACGGGCTTCATCTTGCCCTCGGCGATACGGTTCATCACTTCGTTAGTACGAAATTCAAACAGGCGGAAGCTGGGCCTGTTGGACAGAATTTCTTGTGCTTGGCGTTCAGCACGTGTACGCGAAAGGAAGCAAATCCCAAAGAAAGTTCTTTGGGACTGAAGTGCATCTGCCACTGTTTTGGCTGCTAGCTTCTGTGTACGCTCCAAACGTTCAAGAAATGCTTGAAGCAATACTGCATGCTGTTCCGGCGTTGAAATTTTGAAGATCTTGCTCATGAGATTGCCCTGTAGTCATCGACGGAAATTTGCATGAGCGAATCCGGGCCAGTTAGGTCCATGATCGCTTTGCTGAAATCAGCGAGCATTTTTGACGTTGCCAGATCGCCCCAGCCCAAAACATTGGCATCGCGCATTGCTTCATCTGCAAGTTCTGCTTCTTCGCGAGACTCGAAAAGCGGAACTTCTTTGCCAAAAAGCGGCTTTCGCATCAGTGTCTTGAGAAACTCCCAACGAGCTCGTTTAGCTCGTTCGCGATTCGTTCGAATTTCTTCGATCGACGCTGTTGCAAGTCGAAAAACTTCTTTGGCGGGAAGTGAACCGTATGACATACGGCTCACTTGTACGCGTGGGTGGTCTTTCATGTGTCCAATAGCCTTACGGTAATGAGGGAAATTTTCGCGTCATCGCTTAACTCGATCTTTTTGCGCGGCTCTCGTTTTGGATTCGGGGCGGCATGGCGTGCAGCCACGTCTTCCGGTAAAAAATCAAGCGCGGACGGCCATACTTCGAGAACACCCTGAAGTGTCGTACGTTCGACCATAACGTAGTTAACCAACTGATCAATTAATGCATCACGTTGCTTTACAAGAGACTCCATTTCTTCAACAAGTTTTCGGACTTCAATTGCAACTGGATGATCTTCTGAAACTTCTACTGCACGTGGATGATAATAACTATCCATATAAGTAGTAATGTAGACCGGATGCCGAAAAGAATGAGTAAACGTGTGAACAAATGCTTGCGCACGATTTTTCTCGAACATAAATGCAAACGTAATATTCGACGCTTTTTTGATGTACTTATCTCGCGTATCTGACGAAAGTGCTTCGATTTCGTGGTACTCCTTTCGTCCGACAGTGTCGATGTACATGGTAAGAACATCCAAGAGATGTTGTTTTTCAGCTACTGCATTAATTCGTTTTTGAAAAGACTCCGAAATTCGGTTACGAGCATAATCCCTGTGGGATTGATTGATTCGAACGGTCGCCATGTGGCCTCCTAGGCCAAGAGTTTTTTGGCGACATGCTTCGCTACAACTTTTTGAGCGATCAAATTGACGGATACGTCGAGGTTATTCTTGACGATGTTGTTCACATTCATTTTCTTTTCAATGCAGATTGCTCGTTCGTAGTGCGAAAAAGCACCCAATGCGAGCATACGCTCCAAGATACTGCGATAGACATTGTCTACGAGTGATCGCTCATAGATGAAGCGAAAGATGTCGTATGTGCCAGTAAAACGGGCCAAGCCAGTCTTTTGAAAAACTCGCTGTAGTCCGTTTTTCCAATACCACCCATCCAAACGCGCCATCGCGTCTTCATCTGGGGACAACATGAAAAGCTCCTACATATGTGGTTCACAACACCACGTTAAGTGAGTTACGGCAGATAATCCAACATATTATTAGCCGATATGAAGGGCCGGTTACGATTATCCGGCGCCGTTTGGAGGAGGGGAGGGACCTTCCAACGGCCGATTTGCGATCTTACGTCATCACGTGGGCGTTCTTCACCGCCCACTCGTTGAACGCTTTCGAGTTGCAAAGCTTCGGTTCACGGACCACCGCGTCCTTGACGAGCAGAACCTGGAACTCGGTCGGCATGCGCAGAGCATACTTGACCACACGTTCCATGTTGTCTTCGGTCGCCTTGGCTGCGAGACCAGTGGCCAGAGCGTACAGCGTTGCGGGATTGTCCGGGACAACAGCCTTGTCCGGATTCATCAGCAGCGCATCCAGATTCGGCAGGTTACGGTAGTGCTTCATGTAACCCATGAATTCGGCGGCTGCGCCTTCGCCGACGGTACCGGTGTACAGTTCGTACTCGATAGCCGGATTCGGAGCCTGCTTGACGATGCGCGACATGAATTCCCACGAACGCGGCGTAGCGAACGCTTGGGCATCCTTCAGTCGCGCGAGCCGATCGCGTTCCTGCTTGCTGTCGTTGCGCTGCTCGAATTCGTTGAGCAGCATCGGACGGAAGCGGATGAAACCGAGAACGGCGACGTCAATCCCCGAGTTCAGTGCCCATTCGCACCAATCGTCGTTGTTCACCTCGTAATTGAGGTGAACAAAACGGTTCTTCAGTGCGGTGGACATCGCATTCACGATTGCGCGGTCGGTCGAGCGGTTACCCGCAGCGACGATGCTCCAATCGGGGGGCACGACGTAATCGCCGAGACGACGATCGAGCACCAGCTGATAGGCGGCTGCCTGCGTGGCTTGCGCTGCCGAATTGATTTCGTCGAGGAACAAAATGCCGGCGCCAGCACGCGGCAAGAAATCCGGTGCGTTCCACGTGGTCATCTTCTGTGCCGTGTCCACGCTGGGCACGCCACGAAGATCGACGGGATCAAGCTGGGAAAGGCGAAGGTCGATCATCTGGAAGTCGCGCTTGCGAGCGACCTGACGAACGACATCCGATTTGCCTACACCCGGCGAGCCATGCAGCATAACGGGCTGCTTGGCATCGATCAGGTAACTGAGGGCTTCAGCGACTGCGGTTGGACGCATTTCATTTCTCCGTGCGGTATAGAAAAGGAAAGATTAGCTTCCACGACGGAAGCCGGTGCCCTTAATCGTCGACTCGCAGTACTGCGCGTACCTGGTAGCGAGCTTCGGAGAAGCCAGGGCGGACGCGCTCTGATTGATGAACTGCTTGCTGATCAGGGCGCAACGACGAAAAGCCTTGCTCTTGGTCTGATCGACCGTACCACTCTTGTTATTGAACTTCTTGCGAAGCTTGCGGGGGACGAACACCTTCATGACGTGATTCCCAAGCTGAAAAACGAGAATGAATGGTGCTGCGTTCAAAAACTTCCACGCAGCGTACATTCGGATTGGTTTTCAACTCTTCGACGCGAATGTTCAAAGCGCTTTCGTCCTTAAAAACGTAAGCAGATGTGACACATTCGTCTCTTGGAGTGTAATGGATCCGCAAAATTACTTCTTTCATGTGCAGAACGAAGCCTCCCGGATCAAGCGCGGTTCGCCGTCGACGATCTCGATGTCGAGTTCAACGTGGCGAATCACTCCGTTTTCGTACGGATCCTCTTCGCTCTCGACTTCTTCGAGGCTCAAGCCTCGTTCTTCGAGATATTCGGCAAGCTCTTCTTTGCGCTGGTACAGCGCTACTCGGAAGCTGCCATCCTGCAAATCCTGACAGTACACGATCAAATTCACTGCCGGTACCTCCGATGATCTGGACCAGGAACGACGACATGACGCAAGGTTTCGGGTTCCGAATTACCGTTGAGTTCACGACGCTTAGCTTTTGCAAGCTGCTTGTCGGTGAAATACAGATTCGGAATAACCTTGTTCGTGGATGTATCGAGAATCTGAAAAAGTTTCAGTCCCATATTAGTGTTTTACCTTGTCGGAAGATTCTTGTTGCGCTGCCTTAATGTCGTTGATCTTGTCTTTAAGGATAGTGACTAACGCAAAAAGGGCCTGTTTGATGTCTTCTTCGGTACCAGTGGCGAAGATATGCATTTCGCCATTTTCGACAACGGCGCCGACAGAACATGTCACATTACTGGGCTCGAGCTTATTCATTTGCTCGAGTACTCGAGCGAAAGCCCTGCTTCCTTCAGGGCTTTCGAGCATGAATCCTTCTTGAACCTGTTCGATCTTACTCATTTTTGTGTCCTTTCGGGTTCATCATGCGGTTGATCAGGTCCTGGGCAGCCTTCAGCGAAGATGCCGAAGTGCCGTCCGGGGGACCTTCCTTGAAGGCTTTCTCCCAGGCCTTCATCTGGTGATACAGGAACAGCAACACCAGCGAGCTGTCGCGCTCGGTAACGCGCGTAACCATTTCGATGAGCGCCGGGATCAGCAACGCGGGCTTACCGACCATGCACGCCGTTACGGCGGATCGATCCGGATCCGGCGAACCGTCGTCTTTCGTGGCATCGTAACCGGCGAGTACGAGGCCAACCCTGAGATCGTTGGTATTGATTTCACTCAGCAGTCGAATTGCGTCGGCGAACTCCAGAGCGGCAGACTGCGGCATCCGATCCGGACGATCGGGATCTTCCGGCACGGATTCGAAGCCGTGCACTTCCGTGTTGTTCTTGCGCGCTTCTTCATGTGCGCGACGAACTTCGCTTTCGTACTTCCCAGGTTCCGTGCTCACTTGATGTCTCCGAACAAGTTGAAAAGGACGTCCAGCAGGTGCTTGAAGCGGCGCTTGTTGGTGAGCCGCAACTGCACGTAGGCGCCGTCGAGATAACGGTGCAGGGCCAGAGCCTTGCCCGTATAGGCGTCGAACTTGTCCGCGGACATGTTGCACACCGCCGTCGAGAACTTGACCACATTGTGCTTCTGCGTGTAGCAGAAGGTCGTGGTTCCGCGGATCAGGAAGCGGACGCCGAGCTCTTTCTTGGCCTTGGCCGTTTCTTCCTTCGCGGTGCGGCGGAGATTGTTCAGCTGAGCGGCCCGTTCACGCGCGGCGATGGCGCTCGGGTGTTCGCTGGTGGTGCTGCTCATGATTCAGATACTCCATTTAGTTTGGGGGTGATGTTGCGACGTACTAACTCTTCGCGGATGCGAATGAGGTAGTCGTAATGTTCCACGTGTTCGCGTCCGTCGTGTGTTAGACGCCATGCCACTTGGAGCTTGGTCACACGCACGAACTCAGATACAAGCCCTGGGTCCGAACACGTATGAAGGTTGAGCCGTTTATACGGCACGTAATCGGTGTAGAATTTCACGTTCGGCTCCTACGAACTTGCCCCAATTCGAATTCTTTCTCGAAGTTGGTGTGATACCAGATGCGGCGTTCACGTAGCCGTATTCTTGTTTCCAACCACGAACAGACCAGAGAACTGATCTGTTCGTGTTCCAGAACAATGAGCAGATTACCCATCGTGCTGCATGGGGAACCGTACATGCTTTCGGTTCCCACTCAAACCAATCGTGCCCGTCGGACGAAATGTAGAAATGCGGGCGCTGGTCGCTGTGTTGGAGCAGATTTGCCAGCGACCGCGCCTTACTCCGGATTTGGGTACGGGTGTAGTTGTGTGCAACAGGGAACTGTCTGGTTGGAAAATGCGGTGGATCATCCGGTCGAACAACGGGAACGAACGGCATTACGAAGATCCTTGCACGTCAAGTTCTTGACATAGCTCACGCCGTTGCGCGCAGCCCAGAGCGTCGTCTTCTGCAGCTTCGCGGCCTGACGACGCTTCTGGGTGGCCAAGTTCCGACGCTTGTTGGCCTCAGTACGCAGCTTGTCGCGCAAGGGGTCGCGCTTACGGCGCTTCTTCTTGCATTCCTTGTTGCTGGTCGTCTTCTCCTGGGACTTCTTGCCCATATTGTTTTCGGTATTCAGCGACATCGATTTTCTCCAGTTTGGGGTACTTCAAGATCTGGCGAGTGTATCCATCGTGGCTGAGCCAATAGCACTCGCATCCGTACACAACCTCGCCGGTAGTCAACTTAATGGCGGGGTTTGGCATTCCATCGAGATACGGGCATGGTTGCGGACCCATGTAAATTCCGTGTCCGAACACATAGATCGTATCTTCAGTAGCAGAAACAATAGCACCGACTTTGTCGCCCACTTTGGGCGGTTCGATTCGGCTTTTCATACGATAAGTCCGTTAGCGATTTCTTGAAGGACCGACGCATGCCAAGTTGGATCAATGTTCCAAGTAATTGGAAGGCCTTTTACATTGCGACCTTGAAACCAAATTTGACGCAAATGGATGCGATGGTGTTTAAGTAACGAAGTAAACTTGTGAGGACTCGTAGGCATGTTGCCTACGCACCACTCAAATAGCGTGAAAAGATCATCACGCGAAAGTGCTGCTGGTGGTGTGTTCACAAGCTGAATCATCAGCTGTTTGAATGGCTGATACTTCAGATTCAGAAGCGGATTGGTGATGGTCTGTGTGGGAAGGTGGTCCCACAGGAACGCCAAATCACCGCTCAGAATAGCGTCGGCAATCAGATCGATGGCCGTACGACTAATGGTGATCAGTGTCTGGCGTGCCGATGAGACAAGGGGCTTGCGCGCGATGTCTTGATCGGCGTTATAGGCCATCAAAAACTGGAAGAAATCCGGAAGCTCAGCCGGGATGTCGATGTCGACTTCTTTCGAAGTCAACACGATCGGAGAGTTCTGATACGGACCGACATTGAAACGACGGTCGTCAGGAGCCACTTCGATCGGTGCCGGCTTATTACTCGCAAAGATCATGTTTGAAAAGTTCGGGGCCATGTATGGCAGCGTGTGCATACGACGGATCGAGATCAACGGTTCGACAATCAAGTTCTTGAGCTTGGCCGTGATACGCGAGTGATAGAGAGACTTACCACTTTCGATCTCATCGATGAACACGATGAACTTGTTCTCCATGAAGCCAGTGAACTCAGATTCGAGTTCTTCCATGCGCTTGGAAACGACGTTCGCTTCACCAAGGATTGGTGACAAGATGCTGTGCATCAGCACGCCTTTGCCCGTGCCCTGAGTACCTTGCCATACCCAAGCTGTGCCAGTACGAGTACGATGCTGCACAATGCAGGCGAGCCAATTCACGAAGTGGTTGATCGTAGGCACGTCGTGGTTCAGTACGTGCGAGATCACTTTCATGATGGTCGGCGGTACAGCTGCGACTGGGTAAGCGGCCTGTGCGTAGTACGGAGAGGCTTGGTACAGATTGACCGTACGCGCTTTGACATCAACCACTTGGCTGGTGTGCGGGTTCCATGCGATGTCCCAATCAGGGATTGTTTCACCAAGCACTACGCCGTGCTGCTTGGTGAAATGTCGAAGTTGTGTTTCGGTCTTAGCCTGTGCGAGCTTCAGCTCGCTGGTCGCGGTATCGAACCAACCATTGTAATAGTTGCTAGTCTTGAAATCTCGGAAAGCGAGATAGATCAAGCCTTGCGCATTTGGCTGGTACGACTGCGCTTTCTGTTGCAGAGTGGCCCAGTACGCGGGAAGAAGATCTTCTGTGCGATACGTGGGTTCGCCCTTGAAGTTGTAAATGAACGCAGGATTGTCTTCCGGGTGATAGTACGCCCACGAGTCCCCGCCGTTCAGGTTGAAGTAGACGAAACCACGTTCGGTCTTCATCTCGGTCACAGTTGCTGTGTCCGGAGAGACGAGGTACTCCGTAGTTCCAGAAAATTTGAATTTTGACGCTTTGCGCTTCGGTAGGTTCGCCGATGCCCTCAATTCCGCAATACGCGTGTCTGTAGCAGCTCGGAGGGCATCACGGGATGGGATGGTAGCGGGTAGGTGCAAAAACGTCTTGGAGCGCTTCTGGTGCGTAATTCGCTGCACCCCCGGAAATGGGTCTGCGATACCTGGACCAAGGAGTGGAGGAGCGATGTAAAGCAGCTTGTCGTTCTGGCACGTCGTTACGTCGAGAGGCCAGCGCAGGGCGTTTCCTGTTTTGGTCAGTTGCAGCTGCGCATTCAAGCGTCCGGTGCTGAGATTGAGGTGCATCAACCATTGCTTGAGAAGTTCGGGATGCACTGGGCGATCAAGACGCATGAAAACGTGGCAACGAAAGCCGGCTTTGTTCTCGATGCCCATGCTCGAAGACCACTGCACGATGTGGTCAACATCAGAGCAGCCGATGTCGTCGAGAAAAAGATCGACGCTTTGGTAGTTTTCGATCCCATCGAGATCGAGGCAGACCCAGTCGGTCTTGTCGTCAGGATTGGTTGAGCCTTTGCGACTTTCAGCTACGAGGTCACGTCCCAGCGTTCCTTTCACGAGGCAATGGCCTTGGGCAGCATGGTGCTGCATGAGTGTTGCCAATGCACCTAGATCAGGAGGGTCTGCACGGTGGGACGTGACTTCGTAGATGAAAGGATAGGCGTGCTTAACGATGTTGCCGTTGCTATCGAGTTCGTAGCGCTTTGCGATAGGCTGCCCAGCGCTCAGGAAGAAGAGCTGCATGTGTTGCTCCAAGAGGTGAGTGTCTAGCGATCTTAGCACCGGAAGGGTCGAAAAAGAGGCTAAAGTTGCTAGAAGTCACAAAGTCGATAGAAATCGCTAGACTCTAAGTTCTTCTTTTTATTACTTATTTTATTTTTTCTAGCAAGTCTAGAAGAAGAAGAAGAAGAAGAGTTTTATGAGAATAAAGAAAAAAGAGAAAAAGATAGAAAAATAGTATCCTATAAAAAAGGTAAGCTCAGATTTCGATAGAAGCTAGGCCGTTGATTTTCCTAGGAAAAGGTCCTAGCGCTAGCGAAGTTGAGGGCCGTGAAAACCGATAGACCCCTATTTGTTACGCCAATCTGAACAAAAACGGAGAGCAAATGTTTAAGCCAGATGAATGGAAATTGCACTACGAGGACCTTCGTACTACGACGAAGATGCTTGTTCCGCTACCCGCGGACATGCTCCGCGATCTTCGCATCTACGCAAAGTGGCACGGAGTGACACGTTCTGAACTTGTGCGCCAAGCAGTGACTGCTTTCATGGCGCCTGGGATTTCTGCTCACCCTCGCGCTGCTCTGAGCTTTCGAGGTCGTCCTGTTCAGGAGCAAAGTACACCCGAGTCCGGTCCGAACATTGAACCTCAGTCCGAGTAACGCGCCCTTGGTCTACAATCGTGATTTGCCCACGATCACACAGCACTACAACGCCATCACGATTGATTGCATCGTTCTCGGTTGCTGCGTAATGCAGCACCACGAACAAGGTCATCAGAAGCGAAAGCGCTGGAATCAGAAAGAAGAATGTAAGTTCTTTATCGTCGTTGCCCATGATTCCTCCGATCTACGGTTGTAACGAGGAGCCACGGCTTGTGCCGTGACTCCTCGGGTTGTCTTACAGAGCGTCATCCACGCTCGGGAGCGCGCGACCAGCCTCGATCGCCGCGCTGATTTCCGGACGGTACTCGTCCTCCAGCCCCGTCACGAACTTGGCGATCTGGTGTGCGCCGTCTTCCAGCAACGGGATCGACCCGATCAAGCTCAGCGAGCGCGACCGCAACGAACGCATGATCACGTTGTCACGGGCTTTCAACAGCCCGTGGTGCGTCTTGACGGCCACGATGTACTGCGTGACGCCATCGAGGGCCATCCATGCCCCATCATACCCAAACCGGCCGATCGACTGCAGTGTGTCGAGGATCTCCGGCGTGTCCCGAATCAGCTGTTCGCGATCCTGTCGCTGCTGGATCTCACTCATCTGCTCGATCACCTCGGGCTTGACCTTCAGCGTCTTGGCCAGCACCTCGATCAACGCTTTCGGTACCGCGTTGGTCTTGGTCGTCATGAATTCCAGCATGGCTTTGGCCGATAGCGGCTCGTCCCACTTCGTTCCAAACCGCTTGGCAATGTCGCAAGCTACGTCATGCACGGCCAGCAGCCGACCAGCCACCACCAGCGGATCCTCCTCCGTGCTGAACTGCAGCGCATCCGCGAGCTGCTGCTTCGCACGGCTGTTTTCCTCGACCTCCTGCATCGCATCGGTCTTGCTGACCGCAGCCGTTTCGGTGCGCTCCTCCACTTCCTTCTCGATGCGGCGCCGGTCACGGATGGACTGCCGGATGGCGCCGATGGCACGCGCCAGCACCGAGTTCGCCATCGACCTCGCAGCCGCCACGCGCGGGGTGTTTTCCATGTTCTCGACCACATCAAAGATGTCTTTGGTACGCATGATTGCCTTACTCCTTAAGTTGCAGATGGGTTAGTTGGTGCCGGTAACAGCGTCCGGCTCTCCATGCTGAGCGACTCCCGCTCCGGAGATGTACCACTATGTTTTTCGCGAGGCCAAGTTAACGTCTTGGCTAGACGACGCGTAAGACGCGCCCTTACCCACGGCGCGATGGGGCCACGTGGCAGTTACTGTATCTCCATGTACCACCTCCTTTCGCGGTCATGTTGATGGGTGTTCTACTTCTGCTTCCTCTCGTAGTCCGCCAAGTACTGCTTGACGTCCTCAACGCTCATCTCGCCCGAGTCCAGCTTGTCCTCGAGCGAACTCATGATTTCCTCGGGCGACCCGAACGAGTCCTCCTCGTCGAGCGCCTGTTCGAGGAACGTGATGTCAACGAAGACGAGAGTGATCATTTCCGAAACTCCTTCGAAAAGTCCCAAAAGCGACCACGGATGTAGCGCTTACGCTTCGGACACCAGTAGCCAACAGCCTTACGCGCACCACTCGTGAACGCGCTGCACATCAGACCTGCCACTGCAGCAGCCATCACTCCGCTAAACGTTCCCATATGCATCAGGAACGCCACCACAGTGCACGTCAAGTCCACTGCGAACGGGCGTCCCAACAGCTTGAGGGACGTTTTCACGGGGAGTTTCAGCGCAAGCAGCAGCAACCCAACGAAGATGATCACACCAGATTCGATGATCACAGGTCATCTCCTCGAGTTATCAGGCCACGGATCGGGTACACACGAGTGAACTCACCCTCGTACACACGCGGCTTACGCTTACGCGGAGCTTTGGGCGTGAACACCCAGTCCACCAACCGCGTGCTGACTTTGTCGCCGACCATCAGGCCGACGATCAGCATGAACATCCAGAACACGAACTTCACAATAGCGATCAGCGCTTCCATTACGGTTCTCCTTAGTCAACACAGACACGTGGAACATCAGTACCAGCACAAACACTCGGCTCCCCGCGCTTCAGCGCGGCCAGCCCAGCGAGTGCCATCAGGATTACCAACACAACACGAACACGGCTCTTCATGTCGGTTTCCTTAGAGCGGGATGTTCTCATTGGGATTGGTAGAGCGAATGTGCACTTCAAACTGATGGTTGTGCGCAAACACCACACTCACGTCGAACCACGCGTACGGCTGTCCCGGATAAGTATCGGAATGGCGACTGCGTACATATTCGTCGCGTGCTCCGAGTGCGGTTTCCACCGTGTCGTAAGTATTCTCAAGCACGAAAAAGCCAGAACCATCGCGAACAGCAATAGCAAACATTTCACACCTCCAATTGGGTTTGTACAGCGAACAACACGGCTGAGGGGCGCTTCAGCGCCCCCCAACCTAGCCTTGAGCTCAGTGCTGGCAGTTGTGTGCCGCATACGCGAGATTGCGGTGGACGTCGGAGATCGACTGACCACCCTTCCCCTGGCACTGGTAGCACACGCCAGCTTTCGACGTGCCGTGTGCGTAGACCCCAGTACCGTCGCAGTAGGTGCAGTGGGCCACGAGCACGGCATCTTCAAAGGCGCGGACGGCAGCAGCCGGCACGCTCTTGACTCCGTACAGCGAGCAGTAAGCCGCGACGAACTCGTTACGGCTCTTGCACTCACCGAAAAGTTCGGGGGTAACCACGGGGCCAGTAACCACGGGCTTTTCCGAGGGTGCAGCCGCCACGGGCCGACCCTGAAGCCGCCGAGCGTAGTCACGCCACTCCATGGCGCGACGCTTCCAAACCTCACGATTCTCGGTCACTCGGGACACGGAGTCCTTGAGCGAAGCGTTTTCCTGACGGAGGTCGTCGTTCGCCTTACGGAGAGCTTCGATTTCGGCGTTCGGCTGGGCGTTGGTCTTGCGAGACATTGTAAATCTCCTCAAAGTTAGTTAGTTGCGTAGCCGCCAAGGCCGGCGGCTACGTTTTCAGCGGTTAAGCGGCGCTTCAGCGACGCGCTTAGAAGTCGAGTTCCTCGAACTCCGTTTCGGAGAACCTCCTCAAAGTTAGGGGGTTGGATTAGCGACGCGCGTACTGGCGACGGAACTGCGCCACCGTGGCCCAGCGGGCGAGGGCCTCGATCACGAAGACTGCACCGAAGCTGAACAGCAGGTACACGAAGAGTCCGAGCCACTCGCCGAACACGGCGAAGCAGAACTTCGCGATGTACGAGAAGATCACGCACAGCACGAAGGTGAGCAGGAACACGGCGGTGAAGACGAGGAACATCCCGAAGGCGCGGGACTTGAGGGCGGCACGGGCGGCGTTGCGGACCTTCGAGGTCGCGGAGTTCAGGGAGGCGAGGGTGTTGTCGAGGCGGGTGGTCATGGCGCGTAGCTCCGTTAGTTGTGCCGAAGTGGCACCAACCTCGGTTACGTCGCGCTTAAGCGCGACGGCTCTTCGCTCTTCGCAGCCACGGATCCGAATCCGAAGTGGGGGGTGCGAAGAGACGAAGGGGGGAGGGGGACTTAAGCGGGCGCAAAGCCCATTTTTTCATAGTTTTTTGTTACGCGATTTTTTATTTAATTTTAAAAATCTCGCAACATGTTACAGTTCGTCACACTTAGTTAAAAAGTCGCTCTGTATGCTATGGTGTATAGCAACTTCGTAAAGGAATGCGACTCGTGGAGAAACAAAAGTCCGAACACTCGTTGCGCAAGATGGCAATGCGGGAGAAATACGGCAAGCATCCGGACAATCCGACCGGTTTTTTGACCGCACAGCAGAAAGAATTCGTTAAAAATTACGGTCATCACGGCATGACCGCTCTTGCGGCGGCCCGAGCAGCGGGGTACAAGGACGCGCGGAACCAAGCTGAAGACCTTCTGAAGATGTCGAAGATCCAGCTCGCCATCGCCAGAGAGCGAAAACGCAACGCCGACGTCAGTGACATGACTCGCAAGAAGGTGATCGACGGTTTCGTAGAAGCGATCGACTTGGCGCGTCTCAAAGCCGACCCACTGGCGATGATTTCTGGTTGGAGAGAAGTCGGTAAGATGTGTGGGTTCTATGAACCAACGCGTACCAAGGTCGAAGTGTCGGTTGGCGGTCAGATCATGCTAGACCAACTGAAGGCCAAGTCCGACGCAGAGCTGCTTGCTCTTATTGGCGAACAAACTCCGGCCATCGAAGCCGAATACGAGGTGGTAACAGATGGAAACAGCGACGAACAGTCAGTCGATTGCGAATATCCCCGCAGCAGTGAGCAATGCTACGGAGATGAAGAAGGTATTGGCGCAGAGGATCTTGGCGAGGCGCCGGATGTTGAAATTTACGCAGATGACACTCCAGACCTATGACGCGGGCTGGGTTCATGCGGACATCTGTGCTCGACTCGAACGTTTTTCTCAGGATGTTGCCGACCAGAAAGCTCCGCGACTGATGCTCTTGATGCCTCCGCGACATGGGAAGAGCGAGCTTGCTTCTATCCGCTTCCCGGCGTGGCACCTTGGACAGTATCCGACGCACGAAATCATCAACGTGGGCTACAACACAGACCTCCCGATGGTTTTTTCGAGGAAAGTCCGTGAGTTGGTGCGCGATCCAGTCTATCTAGCCATTTTTCCCGACGCTGCGTTGGATCAGAACTCGCAGTCCATCGAAAAGTGGCACACGCAGGCTGGTGGCGGTTTCACCGCTGCGGGCGTAGGCGGTGGTATCACTGGTAAAGGTGCGCACATCTTGATCATCGACGACCCGATCAAGAACCAAGAAGAAGCCGACAGTATTGCGGTCCGCGACAAACTCTGGGATTGGTACCAGTCTACGGCGTATACGCGCCTCGCCCCCGGTGGCGGGGTGCTGGTTATCGAAACGTGGTGGAACGACGACGACTTGGCTGGTCGTCTACAGGCCGCAGCCGCTGCTGATCCGGAGGCAGACCAGTTCGAAATCGTGAAATACCCGGCTTTGAGCGAGTTTTGGGAGTATCGGAACGAAGAAACGTTCCAAATTGAGCGTTATCCCGAGGAATTGACGTCTAAGCACCCAAATTTGACGCTTCTTCGACCCAAAGACGAGTGTTTGCACGAGGGGCGGTACCCAACGAAGGCCATTCGTCGCATCCGAGCCAACCTCCAGCCCCGAATCTGGTCCGCTCTGTACCAGCAGAATCCGGTCCCAGACGAAGGCATGTACTTCAAGAAGGAGTATTTCCAGTACGAACTGAATCTGGCTGGTATCCATGGCAGAAATGTCTTCACTGCATGGGACTTTGCTATCGGCGAGAAGCAGTCGAACGACTGGACGGTCGGCGCTACGATCGTTCAAGACGAGCACGATGTGCTTCATGTCGTAGACATTTTCCGAATGAAGGGGGACAGCTTCCAAATTGTCGAGGCTATGCTCGATGTAGCCTTGAAATGGGGTTCTACACCGGGTTCCAGCTACATGATCGGTGCTGAAGACGGCCAGATCTGGAGGGCCATCGAACCGTTGCTCAAAAAGCGGATGTTGGAGCGTAAACAGTATCCTCCGTATGAGGTTATGCGTCCTTTGACGGACAAAATGGCCCGAGCGCGCCCACTACAGGGCCGAATGCAGCAGGGGCGTGTGTATTTCTACAAGGATGCCGGGTGGCTTCCCCAAGCTGAACAGGAGCTGCTACGATTCCCGGCAGGCGCCCACGATGACGTGGTGGACGCACTTGCATGGGCAGCGCATTTGTGTATGGGCAAAGAACCACCAAAAGCGTACACTCCACCACCACTCCCGTCGTGGAAAGACCGTTTGGCCCATCTCGACGGTACCGACGTCACCCATATGGCGGCCTAAAATGGATAACAGGATTTCGCGAGTTGAAGTTTCAGTATTACTCCCATGCGGCTGTACGATCAGACATTGTATGGCCGAAGAGGATGTCTCAGAGGCGAGAGCGCCTAAGTTTGTTAACATTGCTGGTGAAGTTATCGGGTATTGGTTTGAATGGAGCCTCAACAAGCATAAGCGCCACCAATGTAGTCTTGTTTCTATCGACAACCCCAACGGTCTAACGCCTAGGACTAACACAAATGCCAGTTAACAACGCCGTTGCTGAAGACGTCTGGGCACGTTACGCGTGGCTACGTGACAACGGCCATCTCGATTATGTTGTCAAGCACGCGAAGTGCGAAGACTTCTTTGTGGGACTCCAATGGGATCGGAACGATCTAGCTCTACTGCGCGCGCAAAAACGCCCAGCGCTGACTATCAACAAGATTATCAGCACGCTGGCAAACGTATTTGGCGAGCAGATTTACAATCGAACGGATACGGCCTTCAGACCGCGGAACGAAGGGGCGACGACCGAGGTCGCCGACGCGCTAACGAAGGTGTTCATGCAGATTGGCGACAACAACCAGCTGCCTTGGGTTCGTTCCGACGTATTCGCAGACGGAATTATCGGATCCAGAGGTTTCTTCGACGTGCGTCTGGACTTCTCAGACTCCTTGCGCGGTGAAGTTCGTATCGAGCAGCTGAATCCTAAGAACGTACTCATCGACTGCGACGCAGACGAATATGATCCGGATAAATGGCACGACGTGATTATCACGAAGTGGATGAGCCCCGATCAGATTGAACTGCTGTATTCGAAAGCCGACGCCGACATCCTGCGCCACCGCAACAGCTCGTACTATCCGTACGGGTACGACATGATTGAATCCGATCGGGACCGTTTCGGGTCGCTGCGCAGCTTCGCTTACGGCACCGAAGCCGGTCGGGACACCGCCCGGAACATCCGTGTGGTCGAGCGCCAGTGGAAGAAACTCGACAAGGTGCTGCACTTCGTCGATCTAGGCACCGGCGACCTTAGACAAGTCCCGCGGGATTGGGAGGAAGCACAGATTGAGCAGTATCTGGCGCAGAACCCGCATTTGAGTGTCACGAAGAAGCTGATTCACCGTATCCGGTGGACCGTGGTGGCAGACAACGTGGTTCTTCACGACGACTGGAGCCCGTACAAGCACTTTACGGTGGTTCCGTACTTCCCGTATTTCCGTCGGGGACGGACCGTCGGCCTCGTCGAGAACCTGCTCGGCCCGCAGGAGCTGCTGAATAAGGTGTCGAGCCAAGAACTGCACGTGGTCAACACGACCGCGAACTCTGGCTGGAAGGTCAAACGCAACGCGCTGCTGAACATGAGTATCGCCGAGCTGGAGGCGCGTGGTGCTCAGTCCGGTTTGGTCGTAGAGGTCGACGAACTCGAAAACATCGAGAAAATCACCCCGAACAACACGCCTACGGGCCTCGATCGCGTTTCCTACAAGGCTGAGGAGCACATCAAGAGCATTTCCGGCGTGTCTGATTACATGCAGGGCTTTGCTCGCGAGGACGTGGCTGCCAAGAGCGTGACTGCCAACAAGCAGTCTGGTCAGGCTAACCTCGCCAAAATCATGGACAACCTGAATCGGACGGATTACATCCTCGCCCGAAACATTTTGGACATCGTTCAGGAGTACTACACGGAGCAGCGGATCATCTACATCACTACGGACCGCCTCACCAACGCCATGGACCAGATGACGGTGAACGAGATGACGCCGGAAGGCGTGATCGCCAACGACCTGTCGCTTGGCGAGTACATGGTTGTCATCACGAACCAGCCCGAGCGCGACACGTTCGAAGACACTCAGTTCGAACAGGCCGTGCGTCTGCGTCTTGACGCTGGTGTACCAATTCCTGATAAATTTATCATTCAGTCAAGCAAATTGCGCGACAAAGCGGATATCATTCGTGCGCTTGAGGGCGATAAGGAGTCGCCAGAAGCTCAGGCCATGGCCGCTCTGCAGATGCGCCAGCGCGAAGCCGAAGTCTCGAAGATCGAGGCGGAAGCGGCTCAGAAGCACTCGGACGCCCAGCTCAAGGCGACTCAGGCTCAGAACGCGCAGGGCAAGACCGATACGGCGCAAGAAGAAATCAGTCTCGAGATGATGAAGATGCAGGGAGAAATGGCCCTCGCACAGCGTAAGATGGAGATGGAGATGGAGCTGAAACGCAAACAGCTCGAAATGGAAGCGGAACTGAAGCGCATGGAGCACGAACAAGATATGGCTCTGAAAGAGCGCGAAGCGCGCAGTAAAGAAATGCTTGCCAAGGTCCAAGCGGTAGCTACGGCTAAGCAGGCTGAAAACCCACCCGAGGAGAATAAGAATGCCCCGTGAAGACGACATCTTTGGCGACGTCCTGACTGACGACATCGCTGCCATCGAAGCTCCAGATAAGGACGTCGAAGCCGACAAGACCGCGACCGCGGAAAACACCGTAGTCGTGGAAGAGGATGTCGACTCGCTCACCGGTCTGGAAGAGACCCCAGAGGAGAAAGCCGAGCGTGAGGCTCAGGAAGCGGCTGAGGAGAAGAAGCGCAACATTCGAATCCCGAAAGCGCGCTTTGACGAAGTCCGTGAGAAAGCCAAGGCACGCGAGGCGGAACTCAAGAAGAAGATCGCGGAACTCGAACACGAGAAGCACGTCGCTTCGTACTCTGCAGACATTAAAGCGGCGCAGAAGTCGCTTGAAGACATGCAGGACAAGTATGAAGACCTCATCATGGACGGCCTCAAGGACGAAGCCCGCAAGCTGCGTAAAGAGATGGACCTGCTCCGTGACAATCTCATCGAGCACAAGACCGCAGCCCGCGCCGAAGCTGCCCGTAAAGCGGCCGTCGAGGATCTACGTTTCGACCAAACACTGGCCCGACTCGAAGCCTCGCACCCTGCACTGAATCCGGACAGCGATGATTTTGACAAGGAGAAAACGGACGAGGTCGCCGAACTTATGGATGTGTTCCGGCGTTCTGGAGCCTCCCAGACACAGGCGCTGGAGCGCGCGGTTAAGTACGTCATGGGTTCTTCGCCCACGTCTGTGAGCAAGGGCGAAACCAAGGACCTGTTCGCGGCACGTGCTGAGGCCGCCCGTAAAAAGGCTGCTGAGGCCAACAAGCGTCAGCCGGCGAACACGGCGCGTGTGGGGCTGGATTCGGACAAAGCCGGATCCGCCGGTGCCGTTGCTGGCATCGACATCATGAAGATGTCGCAGGCCAAGTTCGCTAAGATCGACGAAGAGACGCTTGCGAAACTGCGCGGAGACGAACTCTGATGGACTTCATCTATGCTCTCGATCAGTTGCGAGGCGGAAGCAAGGTTACCTCCCCACTCATGTATGAGCGGGGAGAGCATCTGTTAATGGTTGGTGAGACCATCATGCTCATCAAGCAGGACACAACTTCCGAACCTTGGATCGTCACCCAGAGTGACTTACGAGCAACCGACTGGTACGTCCAGCGCAAACCACCCACGCAGCGCGTAAAGGCAAACGGTTTCGCCGATTCAATCGTGAAAGGACTCTTTTGAAATGACTCCGCTCGATTTCGTGCTGTGGCTTAATGGCGTCCTAGACGCTACCGGCGACGACTCGCCGACCGCCGCTCAGATGTCCAAGATCAAAGAAAAACTGGCTGAAACAGTCGGCCCAATCATTGCTTCCAAGCTGCTCGATCGCGCCGATCAGCTTGCCAGAGAAGAGGAACGAACGAATATCAGCGCAGCGCAGGCACTTAATTTCATGCGTTTGAAACAAGAGGAATATGCGCGCATGTATGAGCAGCGTGCGGTCCCGATCTACGCCCCCACTAACACCAGAGTAACGCTGTGAACGCCAACGAACTGCTCCACTACCTTCGTGGCTTCTTCGAACTGGTCCCGGATCCGTCCGCGGACCAGATTCGGGCCATCCGCAATGAGGTTCTCCGAACCGAGGTCGTCAAGAATCAAATTCTACCGATTGAGATGCAAACTCAAAAATGTAGTTGCAAAGATAAGTAACTTTGTTGTAACGTGCGCTCGTCGTGCGCAAACCACGAAAGTGTTTGCACCTAGAAAAGCAGTTTCGAAGTTCAAACATCAGTAATCTCGGCCTAGGAGGCCAAAACAATGCTTACAAATTTTGGTTTGCTCACCAACGAACAGAAAACCGCATGGTCCATGGACCTGTGGAAGCACGCCCGGAACTATTCTTTCGTGAATAAGTTCCTCGGCAGCGACCAGAACTCGATGATCCAGCACGTCACCGAGCTGAAAAAGTCGCAGAAGGGCGCTCGCGCCGTTATCACCCTGCTTGCGGATCTGGAAGGCGACGGCGTCGCTGGGGATCGCACGCTGGAAGGCAACGAAGAGCAGATGAAGTCGTACGAGCAGGTGATCCGCATCGACATGCTGCGTCATGCGAACCGCCACGAAGGTCGTATGGCCGATCAGAAGTCGATCGTTGAATTCCGTCGCAACTCTCGCGACGTGCTGGCCTACTGGCTGGCGGATCGTGTGGATCAGATGGCGTTCCTGACGCTGTCGGGCGTGTCGTACGCGATGAAGAACAACGGTGTGGCCCGTGTGGGCTCCGACCTGCCGTTCCTCGAGTTCGCGGCCGACGTCTCGGCCCCAACCAACCTGCGCAAGCTGCGTTGGGACGGTACGAGCGCCACCAAGTCGCTGATCACCAACGGCCTGACTTCGGACGTGGTCGCTACTGACACCCCGTCGTGGGAGCTGTTTGTGCAGCTGAAGGCCTACGCGAAGGACCAGTATCTGCGCGGCATCAAGGGCAAGGGCGGCGAGGAAGTGTTCCACTGCTTCCTGACTCCGCAGGCCATGGCCAAGCTGAAGTTGGACTCCACGTTCATGAACAACGTGCGTCACGCCCGTTCGCGCGGCGAGGACAACCCGCTGTTCACCGGTGGCTCGTTCGAGATTGACGGTATCGTGTTCCACGAGTTCCGTCACGTCTACAACACCTCGGGCGCTGCTTCCGGCTCGCGTTGGGGCTCGGGTGGTACGGTCCACGGTTGCCAGATGCTGTTCTGCGGCGCGCAGGCTCTCGCCATGGCGGACCTCGGTTCCCCAGAGTGGGTTGAGGAAGGCTTCGACTACGAGAACCAGCAGGGTATCTCGGTGGCGAAGGTCCTCGGCTTCCTGAAGCCGAAGTTCAATTCCATCTACGCAGGTAACACCACGCAGGACTTCGGTGTTATCTCGGTCTACGTCGCGCAGTAATCCGCGAAGGAGAATCAGAAAATGGCTACTTTGAAAGCAACACGTGGTTCCCAGTGGCCGCTCGTCGCGGAGTTCACTTGGGAAATCGGCGATACCATGGTCAACACCTCGGGCGCGAGTGATGCGTTTGCGACGGTGGCGTCTCATGTGTTCGATGTCATCAACCTGCCTGTCGGCGCCGTCCTTATCGGCGGCGACGTCACCACCGAGACTGCTGCTGGCGGTTCTACCGCGTACAACGTCTCTGTCGGTGACTCGGCCAGCGCTACTCGCTACATGAGCGCTGTCGACAAGACCTCGGCTGCGCGCACCGCGCTGACTCTGACCGGCTATGTTGGTCAGGGTGAGCAGATTCGCCTCACCGTGGCTCCGACCGTCGCGACAGCGACCGCTGGCAAATTCACACTGCGGGTTGAGTACATCATCCGCAATCGTGTGAATGAAGTGCAGACACACTAATAAGTGTTCTGGTAAGCTTGAGGGGCCCTTCGGGGCCCCTCTTACTATGGAGAGATGAAAAATGGCAACCCCCAAAGTTCTTCCGCGACTCGTCACCAACCGAGACGTCGTCCTTACTACGGTCTACGGTCATTCGATCGGTTTCAAGAAAGGTGTCCCGCAGCATGTCCCACCGCTGTGCTTCCAAGCTGCTCTGGCCATCGGCGCGATCCCGGAAGATGGCGCACCTCCGACGCTCACTGACGAAAATAGCCAGTCGCTCGCCCCAACTGACCCGGCGGTTCGCGCAGAAGCTATTCTGAATGCCATCATCACTCTGGTTGCTCGCAATCAGCGCGAAGATTTCACCGCAGCCGGTCTGCCAGCGGTTTCTGCCGTAACCACAGAAGCTGGCTTCAAGGCTACCGGTAAGGAAATCGCGGCCGTTTGGCAGAAGTATCACGACGACAAGGCCGAAGAAGGATCTGAGTGATGAACAGCACGGAACTCCATGACCGCTTCCGATCGGACACGCGAGATCTTGGAGATCCGCCGCTGTGGACGTCGATTGAAATCTTCAACTACATCAATGACGCGCAAAATATGTTCTGCCGTCTAACCGGTGGGTTGGCAGACGCCTCTTCGCCGATTACTTCGGTGCCGTTTCTAGCGGGGCAGACATGGGTTGATCTGTCCCCGCGAATTCTCAAGATTCGGATGGTTCAGCGAGCGTCGGACTATCGCACTGTCGATATTCTGAACTTCGAAGATCTTGAGAACGGTTCGTATGTCCAGCAGGACTACGGAATGATGGTTCGTTCCGTGCGTCTAGATAATACGACGGGCCGTGTATTCGGCCTCGTCGTAGGTATGGAGCCGAACAAGGCACGGCTTGTCTACATTCCGGCCGAAGATGATGCCCTGAATCTGACAGTCTATCGGCTACCGCTTGAGCCAATCACGGCCAAGGGGCAGGATCTTGAAATCGAAGAGCAGCACCATGAGCATCTTCTGACATGGGTCAAGCGCTGCGCGCACATGAAACAGGATGCCGAGACTTATGATCGCGGTAAAGCCGAGCGTTTTGAGCAGCAGTTCTTTGCCTATTGCAATCAGGCTAAACTCGAGCGCGAACGGCGAGAACACAAATATCGTAGCGTTGCTTATGGAGGCTACTGATGGCAAAGGTCCCGGTTCGCAAGATCCAGATTGCTGGTGGACAGACTTTCACCGACACATCGGTGTGGTGCGAAACACCATATGTGTTCAAAAATATCAGTGCGGTGACGCGCGGATGGCCAACGAGTATCACTGTTACTGCTCATGGTGTTCCTGATGGCGTAACCGTTCCGGTATGGATTCAGAACGCTCGTGGACCAAGTATCGACACCACGGCCGACAGCCCGCATTTTGCGCAGTACGTAGATGCCAACACGCTTGTTCTCCTAGGTTTGAATACCGGCGGGCAGACCGCTTATACCGCCAGTAGCGGCACTCTGGCCTACATGCCGGTGAAGGACATCACCAACTGGACCGCGAGGGCACAGTTTCGTACGTCCGTAGCATCTCCGGTACTTGTAGAAGCGGTGTCTACGGGCGGCGATCCCGAATTCGTGCTTACCGGCGGGTTGGGGCGTATCGTTTTGACTCTTACTCCCACGCAAACACGGCTGCTTATCCCCGGCAACGTCGCTAGCTCAGGCATTGCCCACGTCGAGCTTGTAGATACTGATGGGAGAGTGTTCCGCCCGTTCGATTACGTGTGGTCGGCGACTCCAGAGGGGACGCGAGAATGAGCCTCCCATCGGCCGATGTGGTTAGTCTAATCATCGTCCAGCCGTTGTTTGGCTTGGTGGTGGTTCAGCCTACTGGTGTGGGAGAATCTTCGTTCGTCGCTAACGAAGGAGCGACGACTTTGTTTGTGTTTTCTTCGCCTCGTTGATCGCGGTCGTCGGTTATTGATATTCTACGGCCCATAATGGAGAATATCAGTGGACGTATTGATTGATCTTCTAGCGGCACTCGACTGGACGCAAATCCTTATCGCCTTCATGACGGCGTTTGGTGGTGCGCTAATCATTTGGTACAGGAAAAAAATCGGCCGCTGGCGCGACTTCTGGCGTTCGGCATCCGAAGGGCTAGCTAATCTCCCCAAGCTGCAGAAAGATGTTGCGGGTATCCATTACTTCGTGTCACCAAACGGTGGCGGGTCCTTGATGGACTCGACGAGACGTATCGAAGTCAATGTGAGCGCATTAGGCGACCAGCTGAACATGTTGAGTGAGACTATGCGCGCCGAAAATGACACCGACGAAGACTTGGCGCGTTTCTACTGCGACGCGGCTGGGGCGAATACGTACGTCAACCAGACGTACGCGAGATGGATCGGCGTAGGTAAGGCTGAGTTGCTCGGTTGGGCATTTCTGAATATCATCCACCCTGATGACGTGCCTCGCGTCCGCGCCCACTGGGAGCAATGCCGCGTGGAAAACCGGCAGTACCGTATGGTTCACCGCATGATCGCGTCTAATGGGGACGTCTTCACCGTATCGGTGACAGCCACCCCGATTCCTGAAAATAGTCCCGCTCGTCGTTGGGTCGGCTCTGCCAAGAAGGTACCTACCGATGGCCACAACTAAAAAGAAAGCAGGTTTGGGAATCACAGCCGTTTTGCTTGCCACCGGCTTGGTGGCGAATTTTGAAGGTACGTTCCTGCGAACGTACGCGGATCCCGTTGGCATTCCGACCGTGTGCATGGGTGAGACGGACAAAGAACTTACCATGCGTGACCGTTTCACTCTGCAGGAATGTACCGCGCTGCTTGGCGCGTCGCTTACGCTACACGCCATCGAAGTCGCCAAATGCGTAGAGAAACCGTTGAAAGATCACGAAGCCGCTGCGCTTCTGTCTTTTTCATACAACGTAGGCGTCGACGCTGCGTGTAATTCTACGCTCATGAAAGAACTAAACCGCGGAGCACCACCAGAGATGTGGTGCGGACAGATGAAGCGCTGGGTGTTCGCGGGTGGCAAGAAGCTACGAGGTCTAGAGAAACGACGTGATGCAGAGTACAAAATGTGCGTGACCGGGAGTTGGAAATGACCTCTCTTTATGCGCGTCTTCTTTTCGTCGTAGCACTAGGCGTTGCTGTCGGGGCAGTAGTTTGGACGTATATGAACGCCATCCAAAAAGCCGAGCGACTAGAAGCAGAAATGGCTACCATGAGTACCGCTCTGCAAGAGCAGGCCAACGCGTATGCGGTCCTTCAGACCAAATTCGAATTTACGGACAAACG